GAGCGGGGATAATCGTCAGTTTTCAGTTTTCAGTGAAAGAATCCCCCACAGTACGGGGACTGTCGTGGTGTCAGAGGCTTCGGCCTCGTTAAATGATCATGAAACGCTGTCACCAAGAAGATTCTTCGGCTACACTCGGCAGTGCGCCCGAAGGGGCGAGAAGCCTCAGAATGACAGCGGCTCTATTGGTGACAGGCTTCAATGATCATTGGGATCCGGCGGGGTGCTGTCACCATTTGGGCGGTTTGCAGCCGTAGGTAGGGGTATCGTCGGTAATGGTGGGGCGAGCAGCCACGATCAGGACGACGATGGAAGCCAGGAGCAAGCAGGACCAGGCCAGCAGGAGGGCAAGGATAATAACGAGCATGGCCGATCAGCTCCCGGGTTCCCAGGCGGCGGCGTTGTCGGCCAGGTACTGGCGGGCGGCGACGGGGCCGGCAAAGACCCCTAACCTAAGCCGTGCGACACTGGCATAGGTATAAGTAATGACCGGCCCATATGCGGTCTGCGTGGTGGCATAGGTGATGCTGGTGTTGGCCACCCCAAAGATGGCGGCTAACCGGTTACGGATGGCCACGGCGGTCAACTGGCTATCATCCCACATTGCCTCAAAAATGGCCGCCAGATTGTCCAGCCTGATCCGCCAATGGTTTCGATAGCGCGGATTGGCGTCGGCGTTGCGCTGGCCAAGGGTCTGGAGCTGGGCGACGAGGGTGTCGCGCTGGGCGGGGGTGGCGGAAAGGATCTCGACGTAGAAATACAAGTTAACGTCAGGCATGGTTATAACCTCCCTGATGCCAGCATTTCGGCGGGGGTGGCTTCACGGTTGAGAGCCACAGAATGAGCAAGCCAGCCATTGTGCACCCCAGTGGGAGTTTTCGAGCCAGATCCCAACAGGCATGTAGCGGAATTGAGTGCTCCAACCCATACACCCAATCCGGTCATATCGCCCCCAAACTGAACACCTCCGTAAAATGCTCTTGCACGATTAGTAGAATACGACCAGGTGAGACCAAAGTGAAGATATTTCAGAGAGGTCATGCCGGTGATTAATTTAATCTTTGATGTCCCTCCTCCAACGTGGGCAACATTAAAATTGTTTGCGGTGCTACTGATATACATCTGAACCAGGTTGTTGGCGTCGGTGCGCAAGAGCATGGAGAAAGCACTTGAGGATGGCGTCCATTTGCTAAGATCAAGAACCCGCATCCAGATCATGATCGTACCTTCTGCACCGTTGAAAGCACCTGCCAAACCAGGCGAATAAATATCTACGTAGTCATTCACTCCGTCGAAGTAAGGCGATACCTGCCGGTCGCCAACGCCGGCCTGGGCCAGGTCGACACCGGTATACGCGCCGTGGCGAGCATTGCCTGACAGATCGTAAGCGACCGCGCCGGCGCGTTCATTGAGCGGCCAATAGCCGATAATGGACGAACCAAAAAGCCCGATGATTTTGTTTATATACTTTTTGTTGGACCTGGGGACGAGTAGGGTTTGGGGCATGGTTTAGCCTTTCAGGGTTACCACCAGGCTGCGGGCGGCGGTCTGGTTGGTATCGCTGTTGGAAGTCTCCGACCAGAGTTTGAAATACAGGCTGCCAAAGAGCTCATCCGGCAGAGGATAAGCGCCGGCGGCGTTGGTGATCACACCGCTGATTTCGACGAGGGCGCCGGACTGGCTGCGCAGAGGGATAAAGGTCCCATCGGGGGTATCGCAGACTTTGAAGGCGATGGCGGCAGCATCCCAGGCGGCGGGGGTTTGGACCAGGCCGCCTGAGAAGTCGGACATGTTGATCACGCCTGAGACGGCGGTGTTGATGGGGATGGAGGCGGGGACGACGGAGGGGGTACGGGTTAGGGACATAGGAGACCTCGTTTGTAGTAGATAGTTTTCAGTCTTCAGTCGTCAGTCCCCAAAGAACGGGGATGTTCGTCAGTTAAAGACTGGCGGCCTTTGGTGTACGTTTCGCTTCCAGGAAGCGCTTGATTTGTCACCAACCCGTCACCCCCAGACCGAGCACCCCTTCGGGTGGGCGAAGCGCCAGGACGGCCTGGGGGCTTGACCTGAGTTGGTCCCCACAGAACGGGGATTTTCATACCAATAAATATTACGACTAGCCGGCCGAAGGAGGAGTCGGGTGGGCTGAGTCTTCGATGGATGTACCCAGGATATAACCCACCAACACCACCACGATTCCGGTGAGCTGGTCATCCTGGATGGGGAAGTCGGGGCGGTAGGCTTTGAGGATGATGAGGGCCAGGCCGATGAGGGCTGCCCAGAACTTGCGGGAAGAGAGGAGAAGTTGAAGTTTGGTCATGTGAGTCCTTTCGATCTTGATCTTGATCTTGATCTTGGTCGTCAGTCGTCAGTCATCAGTTTTCAGTTTAAGAAAAACCAAAGAACGAGGTTCTTTAACTGATGACTGACGACTGAAAACTGAGAACTTTCTGACGACTGACGACTGAAAACTGACGACTCTTTTTTACAGGCGCAGCAGGTAGTTGGCTCGAGCGCCGTAGAGGATCAGGGCGGAGGTGGCGGCGGCGTCGAAGGTCATGTAGAGCCAGTAGGCATAAGCCGAGTCCAGCCATTCGGGGGCGGTGGGGGAAATGTTCAGGGTGTGCTGGGCCTGGGTGATGCGTTTGGCGGTGGTGTCGTTGCTGGCGTCGATGGTGCAGGCCAGGGCTGCGCCGGTGGGGGCGACCGTGTTAGCGGCCATGGCGACCTTTTCGATTTCAACGGTGGTGACGCTGTTCAGGTCGGCGGTGGCGTTCTTCCACAGGAAATCGACCGACAGCAGGCGAGCGCCTTTGAGTGCAACGTAGTTCTGAGGGATGGGGATGGGGACGAGGGCGTTGAAGGTGGCGGCGGCGGCGGTGCGAGTGTGGATGCAGACGTTGGAAGCCACTGTCATTGTCCAGGTGCCGGCGGTAAGGATCATGTGCGAGACCGGGATGATCTGGCTCATTTTGGTATCTTGAACGTAACCCATGGGATTTAACTCCTTTGTTCGAGGATTGAAGATTTTAGATTGATGATTGAACTGGTCGTCAGTCGTCAGTCGTCAGTCATCAGTTTTCAGTTAAGAAGATTCTTCGCCTAAGAAGGCTCACGGCGGGAGCCGTGACAGAGTCGGGTTATTAACTGACGACTGACGACTGAAAACTGAGGACTCTTTTACTGACGACTGACGACTGAAAACTGACGACTCCTTTTTACACGTTCTCTTTGTGTAACGGCCTAAAGTCGTTGACCCAGACGGCGGCGAACTGGCGAACCTTCAGGCGGGTTTCGTCGTTCATGAATACGGCCGGGCTCATGTTGTCGCCGGCGATGAAGACTTCGGGCAGGATACCGAAACGTTCACCCACGAAGATAGAGGGCAGAACGTTGGGATCAGCGACGGCTGCCCAGCGGACGGAGCTGGTCCATTCGGGGACGACGACCACGTCGCCGGCGTTGCCCTGGAGCTGGTTCTGGCTGTTGATCTGAGCGGCATACTCCAGATCGGGGTACAAGATGCGCTTGCCGGTCAGCATCAGGGAGCGAGGGACGAGCAGGTAACGCGGGTTAATGGCCATCTTGGGACCGGCGCCATAGTAACCGGCAGCCTGTTTAACGAGCATGGGCTGGTTAAACATGGCCGTTCCGACTACGTCCCATTGAGCAGCGCTTAAAGCGGTGGTCAAAAGGTTGGCGTGCCCGCCGGCCGTCGTGACAGCGGTGGCGTTGAACAACGCGCCGGTATCGGCCAGGGTGGGGCCGACGTCGGCGTTGTCGGTGAAGATGGCTGCGACCAGGGCGGAGATACGGCGTAAGGCGGCGTTGGCCAGCTCGCGCGGGTAAGCTTTGAGCTTGCTGATATTGTCCCGGTCGATCAGCTCGAGGCTGAGCGGGATGTAACCCCCATATTTCACGAACGAAGCGACTTCCGGGCTGTCGCCTACGGCCAGCTCGGTGTACTCTCCACCTTCGGCCACGCTGGGGAGCAGGCCGACCGTGCCCACCAGGATGCCGGTAATCTGATTCAGATTGTCGAAGTGCTCCACCACGGCAATCTTGGTCCACCAGTCGTAGCCGGCGCGGCCTAACTCGGCCCAGCGGTCCACGATGATCTTGTTGAGGGCGTTCTTGACCAGGCCGGTGAAGTCGGTGGTGGTGGCGAACGAAACACGCTCGGGATAGTAGCCACCATGCAGCTCGTAGTCGCCCGTCATGGAAAGGTACATTTCCCGGATGCCGGTAGGCCGGCTGATTTGCAGCTTCTCATTGCCTGCATCGCGCGGCGCGCCGAGCAGGTCATCCATGGCGGCTTGCAGCTTATCGCTGCTGTTGAACATGGAATGGATGCGGCCGGGACCCTGCACGGTCAGGCCAGCCGTCAGGCTGGAAACCAGCTCGCGGGCGTCTTCGATGGCGGTCTGAAGCTCGACAGCTTCGAAGACCTTGCCGGCGAACTGCTTACGAACGGCTGCCTGGCTGGGGACGGGCAGCTTGGAGGCGGCCAGGCCGGCGTCGAGCAGATAGGCGCACATCTGCACGCGCACGGTGCGGGCGGCTTCGGCCTGGGCGTTGAGGGCGGTGATGCGGGCCTGCTCGTCGAGCAGGGTGCGCATGGCGGCCTGATCGGCGGACAGTTGGGCCTGGGTCCCCTGGAAAGCGGGGATAGGGATGGTGGAGGTGGATTCGGGCATGGGATGGTTCTCCTTGGGGTTATTTCCCTCACCCTGCCCTCTCTCACGCACCCCTTCGGGTGGCCGAAGCGGCAAGGCGGGCGAGGGAGCAGAATGGAGGTTATTTAGAGCGCGGAGGAAAGCTCCTCCACGGGCTGGATTGAGGACCAGGTCAACGGACAAAACCCGGAGGATTGTCTTGACCTTCTTTCCTTCGGCGGTGAAATACACGTCGGCGGAGAAGCCTACGTTGGGATGGGGTTGGCCTTCGGCGAGGAGCTGGCGACCCAGCTCGATCAGCAGTGGGGCGGAGGGACCCACGGGGTTGAGCTGCGACTTGACGCCCTGCGAAGTCGCATCCCAGCTTGGGCTGTGCAGCACGCCGGCCAGGTCGTGCAGGGAATGGCCCAGCCATTCGTGGTCGACGAAGCATTCGACTTTATCCCAGAGTGCAAGGGATGCCTGTAGGGTTTCGGCGGGGAATTCCCAGCCGTTTCCGACTCCGGCGGTGATGGCGAGGATCTCAAACGATCCTGCAGCGGTCACCGCTGCGGATATGGCGAATTGTTGGTGCTGTTCTCCCCCTGAGAGCGGGGGTTCGAGGACTTTATCAGGTCCCCCCAATTGCTGGGGTTCAGAGGCTGTATCGGGCATAGAAAAGGTCTCCTTGGGTTTGAGAGAACACCCACAGTTAGGGTGTAAGGGTGGAACCTTGTTTAAACGCTGCCATTCCTCGAGTGTCTTGGTTTGGCTCTGCAGGGCGTAGCAGTCATCGCAGTGATTAATACTTTCCCCGAGCACAAAGATAAATAACTGACTGAGATCGGGGCCGGTGTACGTTGGCTGCACCCCTACGGGTGGGCGAAGCGCCGTGACGTCGGGCAAACCTGGGATAACGATGGGCGTGGGTTCGCTTGGCTGGGGCTTCTTCTTGGGCGGGTCGGCGGGTGGAAGTGGTTTTAATAGGGTTTGTCCTTTCTGTTTGGTGACAACCTGGTTATTCCGGAAGATCTGTACTGTCACCAGTGAGATTGCTTCGCATAAGAATGCTCGCAATGACAGACAGGGGGGATTACGGTTGAGCTTTAGTGACGATGAAGGCTCGGACAAAGCAGTCTTTCGCTTCGAGGAGCTTGCGCATGCCGGCTGACTTCTCTGGACCATCGGGAAGCATTTCTTCCATCTGGTGGGCCAGGTCGTGGATGGGTTGGCTGACCTTCTGCAATTGGGCGGGCAGGTGGTCGTAAGAAAAATACTGGATGGTGGTGGAGGGCATAGGGTTTGTCCTTTCTGTTTGGTGCCTGACTTTTTACGATTGTAAAATGAAGTTTTACTTTCTGTCACCAGTGAGATTGCTTCGCCTAAGAAGGCTCGCAATGACAGACGGGGGGAGGGGGGGATTACCTCCAGTAGGACGTCGACCAGGTTAAAGTACCGTCCCAGATTGAAGCGTAGAATTTGACAGGGTCGGCGGCGGGGAAGTAGGCGGCTTTGTTGGTGAACTGGCAGGAGACCAGGGAATAGTCGCCGTAGTGCATTTCGGTGGATACGTGGCCGATGGCTTGCAGGTTGGTTATCCATCCGCCGGCGTAGCCTAGAAGAAGGTCGGTGGATTGCTGCAAATACTCGACGATGGAGCCGTACATCTGGGAGCGTGTTTCGGTGTGCAGGGTCCCATCGGGATTGACCAGGTTGTCCGCCAGGATGACGGTGAAGTAGACCTTCGACGTACCGGTGCCGTCTGAAGCGGTTTCACGCTGGAGCTGGACAACCGGGCCGGCGTCGGGGCTGCGCGGGTCCGGCTGGAGCAGGAAGCCCATGGGGTTGCCGGCATTGACCAACGGGTGCTGGAGCACGAGGTGACAGTCTGAACCAATTACGGGGGTGGTCATGGTTTCTCCAAGAGTCGTCAGTCATCAGTCGTCAAGAGTCGTCAGTCTTCAGTCATCAGTCGTCAGTTTAAAGACTCTGTTCTTTGGTTTTTTCTTTAACTGAAAACTGACGACTGAAGACTGAAGACTCATTTAAAAACCTCGGTCCATTTCGATCATGGGGTCGACGGCGGAAACGATCAGGGTTGGGCCGGCAAGGCTCCATTCCTGCTCATCCAACACTCCCACCAGGGCGGCGGAAAGGACCAGGTCGTCGTGGACGAGTTCGCCGGTGGCGGGGTTGCGCGTTCCATCGGGGACGCCCCACTTGATCGAATGGGCCGGGCCGGGTTGGACTTCGAGCTGGGTAAAGCTGAGCTGCTCGATGAATGGATCGTCGGCCGGAGAATACTCTTTAAAGCGGCCGGTCTCGATGATGCTGATAAAGTCCCAACCGAGCTTGGACTTGCTGCTGGACGTGAAGACGAACGGCAGGACTTTCCCGGGGAAGGCGGCGGAGAGGAAGGAGGCCAGACCGGCGCCAATGCCGGTGGCGTCGATGGCCAGGTAGCGCGGCAGCCAGGTCTCGGCCAGGCTTTTGAGCTGGCTGTACTGGAAGGTCTGAGACTTGCCGGTCCAAGTGCGGCGCATGACGACCCGGTAGGTGGGTTTCTGGATGGCAGGGTCGGCGATGCTGGCCAGGTCCACCTCGACGATGGTCAGGGCGGTGGAATCACGGCCGGGGTTGGTCAGTTCTCCTTCACGGCCTCCCGCCGAAGCGGCGTGGGATGAGGAGGATTCATCCTCGCCGGCTACGTCCAGGAGAAACGCGTACGCTGTGCGGGCTCCAGGAGTTGGCTTTTCCTGGGCAGGCTGGGGGCCGTAGAGGAGCGAACGGCGGGAAGCCGGGAACATGCCCGACTCGCTGTCGATCTCCTCGCTGAAAAATTGAGTCTTGACCATCGGGTTGTTGCGGCCGAGTTTGGCGACCTGGTCGGCAACGAAATTACCGTAGGCAGGCACTTCGGCGGCGACCTGGTCGGCATTGAGCACGAAAACGCGGCGGATACCGTCCCGGTTCTGGGCGGCCTGGGCGGCGACCAGCTCACGGTGCAAGAGCGTCCGGCTGGTCCAGGCGGTGCCCCAGAAGATGCGCGTGGCGTTGGTGCTAGCAGCCATGGGGGCGATGTCCTTGTCGAACTTGGCGATCTCCACGTCCTGGGCTTCGTCCACTTCCAGCAGAGTAGAAGCGGTGGCTCCCACAATGTTGGCTTGGGGTCCGCCAGAAAAAAAGAAGATACGGGCGGTACCCAGGCGGTAGATGTAGCCCGATTCCTTGGTCCACATGGAGCGGGTGATGAGGTTCTTCTGAAGGACGCGCTCGAGGCGGCGCATGGCGTTGAGGGTTTGAGGCTTCCAGGTGGGGGAGATTTTGACGATCTCGGCGGACTGCTGTGAAAGGAGCAGCAGCAAGAAGGTTTCTATTTGGGCTTGCAGTTCGTTTTTGCCTGATTGTCGGGGAAACATGATTACGAAACTCAGTCCACGGCCTTTGATCACCGATTCCACCACCGCCAGTGCCACCTCTCTCTGGTAATTGCGCAGCTTCAGCTCGCTGGCATTTTCCGCCAGCAGCAGCGGGCTTTCGAAGACTTGCTTTAACAGTGGGTATACGGGTTGTAGCATTCCTCATCCGGGTAAACATATTTCATCTCGCATCTGTTGGGTTGGATGGCCGGTCATGGCATCCCCCATTCGCCGGTGACTTCCTGGATGGCCAGGTCTACCTGGGCCTGAAAGGCGCGCCGGAAGCCGCAGTAATCGTCCAGTGGGCATTTTTCGCAGGCGTCCAGTTTACGGCGCAGTTGGCGCATGGCGATGGCCAGGTCTTCTGACAGGTCGAGCACCAGGTGGACGTCCGGCGCAATCGGGCAGCCGGCGGGTGGAAAACCGCATTGGGTCGAAGGATGGCGCTTGCGTCGCCGGCCCGTCTGGGTTAGCGGAGCCGTTGAAACTGCTTCGCCAGCCGGGTCGCTCTCACGGGCGCCCGGGCGAGATGCCGCAGCATCCTGACGCTCCTGGGCCTGGTTAATTTTCCGGTGAGGCGCCCGGCTGGCTTTTTGGGGGGTGGGCAAGCCCGAACGAGAAGAGGGTTTGGCTTTTATCATTCTTTCACCCCGTCGCGATGCAGCTTCTCGTAGGCTTCTTCCAACATGCGGTTCAGGCCGGCCAGGTAGTCATCCGATCCCTGGGTCAACGTTTTCTGCGTTTTCAGCAAGGAGGCCAGCCGCATCGCCGCATTACTCAGCCCATCCAGCAGACGCAGTTGTTCGGGCAGCGGCGCGTCTGCGTCGATCCTCTCGCTATTGCAGTCGATTGCATAGCGCAGGTCTTCGATTTCGACCTGCAGGTCACGCCTATCTTGGGGCGCGGGCCTGCCGGTGGTTTTCCGTTTTGGATGACGGGGTTTTGATTTGAAGGGGAGAGGTTGGTTTGTCATAATTAGAAATAATGTTCTATTTCCTACTATGATAACCACTCCCAGGCAAATTACTACTGCATTAAAGTGCAGTTTTGCCCCAAAATATGCTATTTTTCAAGCGCCTTAAATGAGAAGGAAATAAAATAAGTTAAAATCAAGGGTATCGCCGGCGTTAGCGCCGGCGATA